AACAAAATTTTCAATTACACTGTTATAAACAGTGTGTAAAAAGTCTTTTTCGTATAACTTATCTACTTGCAACTTTACATGATGTTTGTAATTTTTTTCGTAGGTTTTATCTACATCTTGTTTAATTTGTATTTTCTGATTACCGTCAACAATTAAAATTTGATCACCTATAACATGCGTGTGTTTTTCACCTTTAACTTTTGTATTAAAATTTCTACCTGCTTCCATGTTAATATCACGGTCGGCGTAAAAATTAAAGTCTTGTTTGGTTCTAAAGCTAATGCTATCTTCTGCATACACTTCCATTTTTCCATCGCTAGTCAATTCAATCCATGCTGTGCCTCGACTGTTACCAATGTAAATCAAATCTTCACTATTGTGCATTAGAATCTGATGCCCAGTTCTTGTACGCAATCGAATTAATTCGTTATGTAAGATAGTCTTAATGCCGTCTGTTTCGCCTAGTTCAACCGCAGCATATTCAGGTGGGCCTTCGTGTGCTTTTTTCTTACGTAAAAACTTATCATCACCATCATCCATTACAAATGACGAGCCTCCTAGTCTACTAACAAATGCATTGGGAATCTTGTGTTCGTATTTTCCTACTTTACCAATCTTGCCTGCTTTATCTACAGGGCCGGGTGTACTAATTCCAAACACCATGCTAGGAACTTCTCGACGGGCACTCGATGTTGTAATTCCACGAATGTCATCTTTGAGTAAACCTTGTTTTTCCATTGCTGTGGCGCTGGGATGTTCAGGTTTATCTTTCTTTGTAGTATCACTCTCAGTATCGGGATGAATTATTTTATTGTATTCTCCAGCGGGTACTCTTTCTTTTTCAGTATCAGTTTCCCTACTGTCGCCCGTAACATATTGTGTAGCTGCATATCCTGGAATAGCAAAGTTCATGTCCTCGTTCTGGACGCAACCCATCCAGAAACCTTTTCGAGTGTCGCCGCCGATAAAAATTACCATAACAATAGTGCCGACGTCAGGAGGAATCATCCACATACCGTAGGCTTTTTGTGTATTGTCGTGTGTATCAGAAGCATCACTAACGTAGTCAATATGCGTAGATCCGTAAAACGGATTTAGATATTTTACAGTGCGTAACTGGCCTTCTCTATCTTCATCATTACCTGCCTCGTGAAGAATTTGCACCTCTAAGGTGCCCATATATGTTGGGTCAAGGTGGCTAACAATTTTAGCCAGAAAGGGGCCAGCGTCGGGGGTTTCGGCGTTGGCGCCTTTTCTAAATTCTTCTGCCATGTTTGGTTATCCGTAAAAGTCGCCGAGATCGTTCGGAGCAGGTTCTTTAGCTGGGAAGTTTCCTCCTCCGCCTTCGCTCACTGTCTGTTTAGTTAGCCCTAATGTTTGGGTAAACTTACCTTTATTGAATTCGTTTTCAACTTGTAACACTTTATAAAACCCTGTAAATTCTCTCACTGCGGTTGTGTTGCCAAAGTCGTATAATCCGGTATCTGTATTAGCATCTTCGGGAGTTCTAAATGTTACTTTAATAAAGACTTCGCCTGTTTGCCAATCAACTGATCCTGCTGTGTTTATTCCGCTGCCAGCAGTAGGAATTGTAAAGTTGCCGTGGCCGCTATCGCCAAGGAAGTAAGGGTCACCTAAAATCTTTAGATTTAAGTTTAACATATCGTAGCCGCGAGTTGCTAGATCATGAAACTGCCTAGCTGCGGTAGTTGCTGCATCGTCAAAATTAGTTCCGCCACCTGCTTTGGCTGTAGATGTTCCTTTTGAGTCATTTTTCTTTCTTTCTGGGCCAGAACCTCCAACAGGCTGGCCTTCTGCTGCACCGGCGCCGCCTCCTGGAGAGTCTGCTGCGCCGCCACTAGCCTGCGCTAATGTTTTATCTTCAGAATTTTTTCCGCCGTCTGCGTTAAATGCACGATAAAAACCAACCTTGTACTCTATAGCAAAATCTAGTATATCGTGATTTTTACCTGTGTAGATATAATTGTAATCTCTTGAGATAGCCATACCGGCAGAACCCTTTGATCCAGTGTTAGGTGCAGTGAATACTGTAGCATCTACTAGATACGGAACTACTCTAAAAATAACTTTTTTAGCTTTTGATCCAGTCTTTGGATCTTCAGTGGAAATATTATGTAGGTGGGTTTCAATCCTCCACCAAGTGATTTTACCTTCAGCTGTTTGATTAGCTTCTTCTAGTGCTTTCTTTCCATAGTCGCTGGTTAAAATAACTTGGTTAATAATATCCTGTACTGTAGCGCCTTGCGCAAATTTAAAGTTTGCATCTTTTGCGTTTATTTGAATATTGCCGCGTGTATAGATTCCAGTAGCAGGATCATAAGTTGCATTATCTTTTGCCATTGGTGTGTCACCTTTATTGTACACATCAAGACCTAGTTTAGATAAACCTATTGGATTACCCATATTGTTACTAGTATATGGTTCTGTTGGGAACACAATATCTATTTCGTGTGCATAGGTAACGTTTTTCTTTCTATTTTTATCATCTTTAAGTTTATCATTAATAACTGCTTTTAAACTTTTAGCGCCAGTTGATAGTATGTTTTCTACAGTGTAGGGGCCTTTAGGACTATCACAAGATATCATTGCATCTGTTTTAATTTCAGAGAATGTACTTGACATACCTTGTTCGTTCCAAGGATAGGCTTCAATATCATATTCTGAGCCACGGGCAGTAACACGCATACTGACTTCTCTAATTTTCATATGAATGTATTTGTCAGTTTTAGGAATTTTCTGAAACTGCTCGTCTGCATTAAAGTGGCCTTTAAAAATAATTGCCAACATGTAGGGGGCATCAACATAGTTTTTATGTCCTGCCATTAATGCTGCGGTTTGTAAAGTTTCCCAAAATTTACCCATACTATAAGGTTCAATAACTTTAAAACTTATACTTAATGCATTGCTGTTTCCTGCTTGTTTGTCTAGTCCAATTGTTCCAGATATCTTAACATTGTCCATAAAGGTAGTGGCGCCAATTGTTGGTCCGGTTGGCATTTGTATAATAGGAATACCTGCATAAGGGCTTCGTTGGCCGCCGTTAACTTCCCCGTCAGTTAGTGCATATAGTCCAAACATGTAAGTGTATGATGCATATTTGTGCAGTGGGTTTGACGGGACTCCGCCGCCTAACCCCGCCAATCCCGTAGCGCCGGTTAAACTTGTTGCAACTCCTCCAAGAGCGCTGGCAAGTCCGGTTGCTCCCAGTGCGCCAGCAACTCCAGCTGCTGCACCGGCAAGGCCGGCTGCGCCTGCTATGGCACCTTGTACGCCGGCGGCGATGCCGGCGGCGGCGTTTGCAACTCCTGCTATTTGTCCTACTACGCTACTGCCTGTATTTGTTAATCCATTGACTGCAGAACTTCGTATAAGAGCAGCAGACTGAGTAACCGCAGATATGCTGCTAGTTGCTTGTCCTATGTTACCAACAACTCTATTAGTAGCTCCAATTGCATTAGTTGCTGAATCTAATAATCCCATATTATAATCCTAGTAACTTGGATAAGCTAATGCCCTTGGGAATATAAATTTGCACGCCTGGGATAAAATCATAAATTGGATCTTGTAGAACATTTAAATTTCGTTGTGCAAATACCCACCATAACTTAGATGTTTTATACAAATCATGCGCTAGTAAATCAGGACGATGAGTGTATTGACTTTCTATAGTGTAGAGAAAGTCGTCTGGTTCTGCAGGAACTGGTCGAATTTTTAAAAAACTCAAATAGTTCTCAACAATAGGTGTTTCTGCCCAAGGACTAGTATTATTATATATTGCTGCCATTAGATAAATCCTGCTGATCCGCCGTTAATAAATGATTGTAGATTAAATGTTTTTACTTTTTCTCTACTGTAAATTGGTTGTAGTGTTACGTTAAATGTACTCTTAGTTGGTACATGACTTGTTCCTGACGCAATATAATCTACGCCAGTTGGTAAATCTACTGAATAAGTTTTTACAATTACTGGAATATCTTTAAACACATAATCACCGTAGGCATTAAATTTAAAAATTGCAGGAGGATTACCATCTTGGAACATCTTAGTAGCAGCTCTTAAAAAATTTAATGCCTTAACCCATGCCTGTCCTTCTACAGAATCTGTAACAAAAAATGGTGCTGATATTTGTATGACTTCGGCTTTACTATGCTGGTAGGCAAAAAATGCATAATTTTGATGAGTTATACCCTGTTCTTCGTATTGGGCTCCACCAGATATTGATATAGTTGGAGTGTAAGGGAATACTAATTTGCCTGTTGGTCCAGATAATCTTGCTCGCCACTCGCCGCCACCGCCACCGCCTAATGCACTAGCCAGGCCGCCAATAGCGCCCGCAAGTCCTGCAACTGCACCAAGGCCACTACTAAATAATGCTGCTCCGGCAGCAAAGTTACTAACAGGATTACCGCCGTCTGGTAAATTAAAGCTTCGAAGATTGGATACTGCGCTGAGTGCGTTGCTTGCATTGCCTATTGCATCTGTAATCCTTCCTGCTGTTCCGGTAATATTGTTTAAGGTGCCCATTGCGCCATAGGCTGCTGAGCCGACAGATGTTGCGGCTCCCGTAACTGTACGTAGACTATTACCTACATCAAATAATGCCATAATTGGACTCCTTAGTCACTGTATTTAGTTGACAAAATTAAGTACATAGTTTATAATAAGAGAAAATAGGATTACTATGAAAGTTAATTATCTCAATAATAAAGATTTACTAGAAGAAATACACAAAAGCAAGAACACATTTTCTAGCTACTTAAAGCCAGAATATCATAGATACGATCTTATACTGCCCAGCGTTGATAAAATCAATATTCGAACCATTGCAGAAGCTAAACGAGCACAGGCCAAACGTCAAGGTAGCGAAGAATATCAAAGACGCAAGGCTCTAGGTGAGAAAGTTAAACAAGCAGATACAGAAGTTGACTACAAAAAGATTGCAAAAACAGATGTAGTATTCCGTATTATGACGTTTGATCACATTCCGCTTAATAACACCCGTAAAAAGAATCCTAAAAGTCTAGCAGATCATAGAGATAAAGTTAACTTTCCGCCATTCCAACATTGGAAGTTTGATGAAAACGACATCCTAGTATGCGTTGGAAAGAGTCACTGGAAAGGCGATTTAGAAAAAGGCAAGTTTGACAAGGATCACGGGCAGATTACTAATACCTTAGCTCGTATGTACATCAAACTATGCGAAAGATATGCTACAAGAGGTAACGTTCGTGGATATACTTACAACGATGAAATGCGAGGGCAAGCAATTTTACAGCTTACTCAAATTGGTTTACAGTTCGATGAGAGTAAATCGGACAATCCTTTTGCTTATTTTACTGCCGCCGTTACTAACAGCTTTGTTCGAATCATCAATTTAGAAAAACGTAATCAAAACATCCGTGATGATCTATTAGAAATTAACGGAATGAACCCAAGCTACTCAAGAACTGGTTCTGGAGAACATGCGGCTGCGGTCAAACGATTCGACGAAACTACTGATTGACCTGTAGCTGTAAAACAACTATAATAGATCAATGGAGATACTATATTGACTAATCTTTTTAAGAAAGTAGCCTGTTTCACCGATATCCACTTTGGATTAAAGTCTAACAGCCAAGTACATAATCAAGACTGTGAAGACTTTGTAGATTGGTATATTGCCAAAGCTAAGGAGGAGGGGTGTGATGTTGGAATCTTTATGGGCGATTGGCATCACAATCGTAACAGTCTTAATATTACTACTATGGACTATAGCCTTAGAGCCCTTGAAAAACTGGGACAGGCTTTCGATAAGTTTTATTTCTTTCCTGGTAATCATGATCTTTACTACAAAGATAAGCGCGACATCCACAGCGTCGAATTCGGAAAGTATATTCCTGGCATCACTGTGGTACACGAGCCCACTACTATTGGTGACGTTACTCTATGTCCTTGGCTCGTTGGGGAAGAATGGCGATCAGTAGGCAAGAAAGGTGGCAAGTATATCTTTGGTCACTTTGAATTGCCTAGCTTCTTTATGAATGCAATGATTCAGATGCCGGATCATGGTGAGATTCAGCTTGATAATTTTAAAAACTATGAGCTCGGCTTTAGCGGACATTTCCATAAGAGACAGCAACAGCGCAATATGATCTATATTGGCAATGCATTTCCGCACAATTATGCAGATAACTGGGATGATGACCGCGGTATGATGGTCCTTGAGTGGGGCGGACAACCAGAATATCACACTTGGCCTATGCAACCTACGTTCCGTACGGTTAAACTAAGCGAACTCATTGACAATGCAGATACTATTATTAAACCCAATCAGCATCTGCGTGTTAGTTTAGACATTGACATTAGCTATGAAGAAGCTAGTTTCATTAAAGAAAAGTTCATGACTGACTACGCAATCCGTGAACTAACACTTATTCCCGAGAAGAAAGAAATTGAGATCAACACAGACATCGATATTCAAGCATTTGAGAGTGTAGATCAAATTGTCTCCAATCAGCTTATCAGTATCGAAAGCGATACTTTTGATAAAAAGATCCTGTTGGAGATTTACAATAGCCTATGATTAAAATTAAAGATTTAACAGTTAAGAACTTTATGAGCGTGGGTAATCAAACCCAGGCGGTAAACTTTGGACGTGAACAATTAACCCTAGTACTTGGTGAGAACTTAGATCAGGGCGGGGATGACAGCGGTTCACGCAATGGTACCGGTAAAACTACCATTGTCAATGCCCTTAGCTTTGCACTATTTGGTACAGCACTTACTAACATTAAGAAAGATAATCTTATTAATAAGATTAACAACAAGAATATGCTTGTTACTCTTACTTTTAGTAAAGACGGAAACAATTATAAAATTGAACGTGGTCGTAAACCTACGATTATGAAGTTCTATGTTAATAATCAAGAGCAGAGTGCAGAGTCTAATGACGATAGTCAAGGTGATATGCGTGAAACGCAAAAGGATATTGACGAATTGTTAGGTATGAGCCACGATATGTTCAAGCATATTGTAGCTCTTAACACCTACACAGAACCGTTTCTCAGCTTAAAAGCCAATGAGCAACGTGAGATTATTGAGCAGTTGCTGGGTATTACTCTGTTATCAGAAAAAGCAGATAGTCTTAAAGAACAGATCAGACAAACTAAAGAAAGTATACTCCAAGAAACAGCAGATATCGAAGCTGCTAAAAAGTCTAACGACAAAATTCAAGTTAGTATTACTGGATTAGAAACTAGACAGTCAGCATGGTACTCGCAACAAAAGACAGACTGTAATAAAATTGCAGAATCGATTACAGAATTACAAAGTGTTGATATCGAACGTGAGTTAGAGCAACATGCTAAAGTAAAATTATACGACGAACATGCTGCTAAGATCAAAAGTCTTAACAAAGAACGTGCAACATTAGAAACTGCGGTTATTCAAGCAGATAAAAGTGTTAACAAATATACTAAAGAACTAGAGCAGTTAAAGAATAAGACATGTCCTGCGTGTGAACAAGGCTTACACAGTCATAAGCATGAAGAAATGTCTACAACTGCAGAAAAGAATCTTGCAGATGCTGTAATTTATCTGCAGGGCGTTAGCGATAGCTATGCTAGTGTCTTACAAGAATTAGAAACAATTGGTGATATCAACGGCAGGCCTAAAACTTACTATGACACAGTAGAAGAAGCATTAAAGCATCAGAACAATCTTACTAGTTTAGAAGCTGCTCTAGTAAAGAGAACAGAAGAAATTGATCCGTATCAAGAACAAATTGATGACCTTAAGCATACTGCCATGCAGGAAATCTCTTGGGATAACGTTAATATGCTGAACAGTATGAAGGATCATCAAGAGTTCTTGTTAAAGTTGCTGACAAATAAAGATTCGTTTATTCGTAAGAAGATTATTGATCAGAACTTGGCATACTTAAACAATAGATTAACCTACTATCTCGATAAGATGGGGTTGCCGCATCAAGTAAGTTTCTTAAACGACTTAAACGTTGAGATTACACAGTTAGGGCAGGATCTAGACTTTGATAACTTGTCTCGTGGAGAACGCAATCGTTTGATCTTAGGATTAAGCTGGGCCTTCCGCGATGTGTGGGAAAGTCTGTATCAAAGCATTAACTTATTGTTTGTTGATGAACTTATCGACAACGGATTAGATGCAAACGGTGTAGAAAACGCACTAGGTGTACTTAAAAAGATGGCACGTGAACGTAAGAAGAACATTTTCTTAATCTCGCACAAAGATGAATTAATAGGTCGTGTTAATAATGTACTTAAAGTTATTAAAGAAAACGGCTTTACCAGTTATGCAAACGATTTAGAGATCGACTGATGAACTATGACGAGTTGCATGATCAACTAATGAAAGAATTCAGAGCATACTTTGAAGACTATCAGACGTGGGCAACTACTGAGTCGCATGCCAGCGGTATGCGAACTCGCGCACATTTATCAGAAATTAGACGTATTGCCAGTGCTTTACGTGTAGAAATATTAGAAACACGTAAGCTCAAACCAAGAATTAAATCACCTGCATACAGGGCTGCAAAGCTCGCAGAACAACAGGCTCAGAATCAACAGGCTCAAGGCTCAGACGATGCTAACTAAAGCATGTCATGGACTTATCAGAATGAAATTATCGAAACGCTCCCCGAAGAGTGTATCGGATTTGTATATCTCATAACCAATGTCATCTCTGGCAGAAAATATATAGGCAAAAAACTTGCAAAATTCTCTAAGACTACAGTTAAAACTGTAAAACTAAAGAACGGCACCAAGAAGAAAAAGAAAATTCGCAGTAAGATCGATTCTGACTGGCGCGACTATTACGGTAGTAGCGTAGAATTAACTAAAGACATAGACACTCTAGGCAAAGAAAATTTCACAAGAGAAATCTTATATTACTGCAACTCAAAGGCGCAATGCTCTTACATCGAGGCCAGAGAACAATTCTCCCGTAAAGTATTAGAATCA